AAACAGGCTGGTTTACCTAAGTACGACCAAATAATACAGCCTTATCATCATGGGCACGACCATTCTAAAAAAACGTGTTTATGGTTAAAAGGTTTACCTAGATTAGAGCCAACTAAAATAGTTGAGATAACATATATTACAACAAAAAATGGACATAGGTATACAAAAGGTTGGTACAAAACCCCTCGAAATTCTATTGCAAGAAGTAGAACGTTTCAAGGAATAGCAGATGCTATGGCAAACCAATGGGGATAATTAGTTTTAAACAAAGGAGTGAGTTATGTATGTAATAGTTTATGGTACGTTGAAACAAGGTGGTAAGTTTCATAAATATATGGAAGGAGCAACGTACGTAGAAGATGTAAAAGTAACAGGATATAGAATGTATGATACAGGGTACGGATACCCTTGTGTAGCGAAAAGCGAAGGTTACTTTTTTCATGGAGAGTTATATAAAGCAAGTGAAACAATAATGAAAACATTAGATATTGTTGAGGGCGTTAGAAGTGGTCTGTTTAAAAGAAGAAAGGTATCATGGGCAGATGTTATTAGCGATTCACTTGGAGAGGATGCGACCATTTACGTTGTAGGCAAGACAAGTATGTTGAGTGGTTTTCACAGTAAGCCGATTTTAGATGGTTTATGGAGGCTGGAAAATGGAGATGACAATGTGGTAAGCGTCAAGAAGATGTTGAAAGATATTAAGTCAAAAGTAACCGAAATATATGCTTTTACAGAAGGTGTTGAAGTAGACCTAGGTGAAGAGTTATTATTACAACAGTTAAAAAGAGTAAGCGTTAGTGTTGAACAGGTAGCTACATACATAAGCGACAATATATCAAAAATGGAAAACGAAAATGGCTAAAGAAAAAAAAATAACTGCTGAGGAAAAGTTCACGTTGGTACTAGAACAAAACGAACAGTTGTTAAAAGAAATAGAAAACTTAGAAATAGAATTATATGAGTACAAACAAATATTTGATTCTATTATTAAGAAGTTTGGAAATGATGTTATGAAAATGTTTACGGAGAGAGAAAGGGATGAGATTACAAAAAAAGAACTCCCCAACTGAGAGCAAGATATTGCTTTTGCTTGGTATGGAGGGATTAGATAAGAAAAAAGTATTTTTTAATAAAACAGATACAGCTAATATGTTTATATATGATTTATGGAGTCCATTAAAAAAGAGAACAATAGATTATATAAAACAACATTGTAAACTACAAATAAAAGAAGTTGCTTGGATGTCAAAAAAAGGTTGGATGTGTTATTATATATTTAGTTCATAAAATTCTTGGTTGATGAACGTAAGTATAATAAATTTTAATGCTTTGGGTGGTAGTAAATACTCACAATCTCTTTCCTTAATTTATGTAAATCCACCCATTAAATTATGAAAAACTTAAAAAAATGCTACAAGTGTAAAGAACAATTACACATACGTTTTTTTAATAAGAACGCTCGTAGAAGTGATGGTTTTCAATCACAATGTAAAGAGTGTCAAAAAGAAATATCAAGGTTTTATTATAAAAACAACAGAAAGACCTTAATAAATAAAATAACAGCAAATAAAAGAAAGAGAGCTTTAAATAATTATATAAAAATTGTTACAGAATATTTTTCAAAACCCTGTACAGATTGTAGAAAAAACTTTCATCCGGCATCTATGGTTTTTGACCATACAGGTATAGATAAAAAACATAAATTTATAAAAGCAGAAGGTGTTTTAAAGTTGGTTAGAGAAGGTTATAGTTGGAAAGTTATTAGTAAAGAGATACAGAAATGCGAACTAAGATGTCAGAACTGTCATCATTATAAAACATCAAAGGAACGCAACTATTGGGAGGAAATAAAAGACCTAATAGAGGATTTTTTTTCATTGACAAAAAAAATAAATTTAGTATATTCTACAAGCTTATTAGACGATTATTCTTATAATAAGAAAAAGAAAGAGTTAAATAGTAAGTATAAAAAACTTATGAGGGTTAGGGTAGAAAAAATTTCATTACAAAATAAATAAACACGAGGGCAGCCTAGTACCTACCTTACCCCACAACTACTATACCTCACTAGGTTGTCCTCAAAACATTAGGAAAGAGATGTTTGATACTTATAAAAATATAGAGAAAAAGTTGTTATGTGTTGTGGAAGGTTTACAAGATAAACTTACAGGGGATAAGGATATGGATATATTAATTAAAAAAGAAATTAAAGGTGTTGAAACAACTTTAAAAATTATTAGAAGGGAGATGTCTAAAGAATTACTTGAACTTGACAAATGGGCAACAACTTATATGTTAAGGAGGGATGTGAAGTGATTAACATTATAGATATATATGACAAGTACATAGCTAAGGTAAACTCTAGTCATCAAAAGAAAAGATACTCTGAACACAAAGAATGGTATCACGCATCTTCTTCGGGTATGTGTATGAGAAAGCACTACTTTCAACACGTTGCAAAAGTTAAGCCAAGCGAAATAGATAAAAACACATTAAGGCTATTTAGGCTTGGAGATGTTGTGCATCAAGATATACAGAGTGCCTTAGGTGAATATGCTCAAGAAAACGGCACTCAAATATTTATTGAAAAAGAAATAAAAATACCAGAGGTAAATGTAAGGGGGTTTTTAGATATTATTGTTGTAGATGATGATGCTTTGTATGACATAAAAACCTGTAACTCATTTAAATGGAGTAAGTTGTTTGGTCGATTTCCAGACAACAACCCATCTATTAATTACTATTTACAATTAGGTACGTATGCTTGGTGGTATGAAAATACATACAATAAAAAAATGAAAAAGTTAGCTTTGATATATTACAACAAAGATACATCAAGAATGAGAGAGAAGAGTGTAAGTGTAGAATATATTAATGAAGCTAAGAACTATTGGTATAGTTTAAAAGAAAGATTTAAAGTAGGGAATCCATCAATAGAGTTAGGTGTTGCACCAGCCTACTCATGGGAATGTAATCCTAAGTATTGTGGATTTTATAAGGTATGTGGTGGTGGTTTAAAAAAAGAAAAAGAGAGTGAGTTATGAGTCAAAACAAAAAACCCGATTGGGATAAAATAACAGAAGGAAAGATAAGGCATGGATTTGCAGTTGCCGCTTTTGAAGGTCGTATGAAGTTAACAAAAGAGTTGACAGTTGAAATAAATAAATGGGTTAGGTATGTGGTAGATGGCAAAATTGACGAGGTAGAGTCAAAGCCTGTAACCCAAAACAGAACTATACATAAAACTGATAGTGGTCATATTTCTAATGCGTTAAAAAACATTATGCCTAAAAATATAGTTGAACAAACAAATGAAGAAGTTGAGATTAGAAGTATAATAGAAAAGAATATTCAAAGATTAAGTGAGGACAAGCGTAAGGCTGTACTAGAGTCTTTGGATAGAGGGGATATTAACAAAGGTAACATAGCAGTATGCTTGGAGAGAATAAATGCACTTGCAAATGATAAGAAGTAAACAGATAAATGTAGGGAATCATACCGCTAGAATTGTGGATGTTGCTATAAATAAAAACGTGAGATTTGGTAGGTATATAGCTGATGTCATAAAACCTATTTATGCAGTTGGTGATTCTAAAATAAAAGACAATGGTATTTTTCATTACAAAAGAGAACAGGGGTTTCTATACGAACCTAAGAAAAATTGGGGATACTTTAAGTTTTTAGATATTATGAAGATTAAAACAATTTATCCTGTTGATAGCATATTGATTGGAAAGATTGTGTTGTTAGAAGTATATCAAAAGAACTTTACTAATCAATTTGATAGTTATGTTAAGTATCCTGTTGGTAGAGCAATTAAGGTAATAAAAGCACCATTCTAGGAGGCAATATGAAAAATCCAAAAAGAGTTAGGCAAGGCAGAAGAAACAGGCAGAGAGGTGCGGAGTTACAAAGACAGGCTGTTAAGTTAGCTAAGGAGTTTGGTCTTGAAGCCTACAATAGAGATAGGGGTGGTGCTCAACATGAAAAAGGTGATATAGAGATTGAGGGTAGATACTACGGCTGCAAAAGAAGAACTAGAATTGCAAGTTGGTTAAAGCCGGAAAAAAACGAAGATGGTGTTGTCGTTAGAGAAGATAGGGGTAAGCCTTATATTGTTTTAGATTATGAGTTGTTTATTAATCTAATTAGTATAATGAAAGAACTTAAGGATGTATAATCCAAAGTTTGATATTGATTTAAAGTTTGGAGAAGTTTACGAAGATGGTTTAAAAAAACTGTTATCGTCTAAAGGAAAAATAGAAGTAAAAACTGAAAGAGATATGTGGATAGAAACAGGAAATATAGCGATTGAAGTTAGATGTCGTGGTAGAAGTTCTGGGTTGTCTGTAACAGAATCCGATTGGTGGTTTCATATTTTATCTGAAAGTGGTAAGGTTAAAGCTATGTTGTGTTTTCCTGTAACAGTTTTAAAAACTACTTGCAAGTATTTACTAAAAGAAAATAAGGCAAAGCTTGTAATGGGTGGAGACGATAATCAATCTCAAATTTTATTAATACCTATTAAAGAGTTAATAGGTTCAGTAGGAGAAATTTTTTAACAAAAAGGGTGTTAGGTTTTTTAATGAAAGATATGACAAATCATATGAAGCCTCTTTCTAAATCGTGGTTGGTTGTGAAAAATCTAACACCTTAAACAATAGGAGTTGTACAATGGCAAAAACATACGAGTTGAAAGACAACAGTATGAGTCTGTTAAAAAACGGATACAAAGAAGATGGAGATAATAGACCGGATTTTACAGGCGAGGCTAAAATCAATGGAGTTGAAATGAAAGCATCTTTATGGATTAACAAAACAAAAGCTGGAAAAACCAATTTAAGAGGTAATTTCCAACCAAAAGATGAAAATAGTTTTGCTTCTAGCAAAAAATCTGATGATGACTTGCCATTTTAGTCTGTAAAAAAAAGAACGTAGGTGTAGGGGAGTAAAACCCCCTACATCTTAGTTTAAATTTTAATCGAACATTTATACCTAAATTAAAAGAAACGAGCATATACGCTAAATTAGACCATGTTTTTTTTAGCAAATTTAAAAAAAAGGCAGATTATAAAGAAAAAAAGTAAAAAACCTGTTATTGGAGATAGTATTAAAAATATTGTTGTTAGGGAAGGAATATTTGCAGATGTTATGTTGGGTAAAACTCATGCAAAAGACCCAAAGCATGATATTGAATTAGTAAATTTTAAAAAAACAGCAGACAATACAACTTTTTTTTGTAAGGTATGTCAAAAAGTTTGGGAGTATGAATTTCACTCTTATAGAATAAAGGGAAAGAAAACTAAAGTAAATTACTATAGTAATATTCCAAAGTATAAAAAGAAAAAAAAGGTTTGTGATTATTGTGAAAAAAAAATTTAATGATTATAGTTGGATTTTTAAAGCGTTAGATAATAACAATAATTATTTAGTAAAGAAAAAACAGATAGGTGTAAACACTCATAAAAAAGAATCTAATATATTAAAATATTGTGAAGATTGTAAGCGTGTTTGGGAAATAGGTTATACAAGTTCAATTCATTCTTATGGTCATTTACCTACGCTTGGTTTACCAAGAAAAAAGTGCAAGGTATGTAAGGGTATTGAAACAGGTTTGAGGGGAAAGTCAAAAAGATATAAGAAAGATGAAGGATAAATACAACATAATATCTATTGATGATGCAATAGGCTGCGTAAAACAAATAATAAAAAAAGATAAAACTTACAACACTACTTTTATAAAATTATTATTACATAAACTTGAAGATATGATGATTGAAGCATCAGCAAATTATATAATTGAAAATTCTAAAATGCACCCAGATGTCAAAGACTTAGTTAATGTAGTTAGTTTGAAAAAAACAAAGAAGAAAAAACCTGTTTCTTTAGAACAAAGAAAAGAAAAGTTTGTTTCTAATTGTAGGTATATTTCTTGGGAAATAGAAAACATATCTTATAATCAAGTAACTAATTTTATTGACTATTGGACAGAAAAAAATATTTCGGGTAGGCTTATGAAATTTGAAATGCAAAAAACATTTGAGATTAAAAGAAGGCTTGTCAAATGGAGAGATAACAATAAAGAGTGGAGCGTTGATAAAAAGAAAAAATATATACCAATAGAGTCAAGATTTACAAAAGTAAAGTCTCAACTGTATTACAAGGCTTGGTGTTCTAAGTGCGGTAAGGTAGAGATGCCATCAAATAAATGGGAACTCCAGAAAGGTTCTACTTGTTGTGCAGTTGAGTATAGTCCAACAAAAATAAAATAGGAGTATTTATGAAAGCCAAAGCTTATAAAAAATTTAGAGAAGATTTTATAACAGAAACTTTTGAACTTAGTGATGCAAAAAGAATTGAATACACAGAGGGTAATCAAGAATTAGATGTTCATACAAACTTTAGAAGAATAGGAGATGAACTAAATTTAAACCCTGTAAAAGTTTTAGCTGTATATTTAATTAAACATTTTAAATCTTTAATGACTTTCTTTAAACTTGGTAGAACTTTTAGTAACGAGACTTTGAGGTCTAGGGTAAGTGATATAATAAATTATCTTATCTTGCTGTTAAGTTACTTACACTACGAAGATATGAAAGAAGGTGACGATAGTCCAGAGAAAAGATAGGAGTTAATATGACTTGGTTTTACATAATGGAAGTTTTACAAACACAAGCTTTTGATACAATTATACAAACAATAATGTGGGTATCTTTGTGGATTTTTGTTATTATCAGATTAAATAGAATAGAAAGTAAATTGTAATGGAGTGGATTTTTATAATGATATATAAAATGGTTACAAGAAAAACACCAATTATTATAACTTCACTCCTTTTTCTTTTAATCGTTTTTCATATTTTTTTCTAAGTCTGTCGTAAATAGCATTTACATTTATATCGCTGTCAGTCAAAGGATTGTCTTTATTGGATTCGTTCCAAGCGTTTAAAAGTTTACCAGCTTCTTTAGGCTGCTCATTGATAAGAGAGTCTAATATTCTACCTTTTATAATACCTTTTCTATATCTTTGATACGTTTCTCTTTGTCCGGGTGTTTCAAATCTTTTGGCAAATCTTCTAGCAACTGTACCAAAAATAGGAGCAACATATTTAGGTGCTCTAGCGTATGCTCCAACCCCAAAATCATTTAAGTCTTTATACATTCTGGTAAAAGCATCTACTGCTTTCATTGTGTCTTGATATATTGCTGGCTTTACTAAAAACTCAATAGCTCTTAACTTACTTTCTGATGCAAAAATATCAGCAACAAAACCCATAGCACCAACAGTAGCAACATGGTCAAGAAAATCTGACCAAGTATATTTAGACATATCTGTATTAACAATACCTTCTTTTACAATAGTTTGTTCGGGCAACCCTGGTATAAACAATCTGTTTTCATCATATACTATTTCATCAGCTAAAAACATATTTAAAGCTTTTTTAGACCAAACTATAAACTGTGCACCTAATGCTCCACCAGCACCCAACCTTAAAAGGGGAAGCATATTGCCTCTCGCAAAATCCTTAGCTACGTTTTCTCTAACCCAATTAAACTGTTTGTACCCAAATCTTTTAAATAAAATAAAAGGTCTAAATCTAGGGTCATTAAAAAACAAAGGGTCGTTTAAAACATTTCTTTGTAACTGTGCATCTCTGGAAAACCTATACATAGTTTCAAGCATTTGTTGGTCAGATATTTTTTTAGTGCCCGGTTGTATACCTAGCTCTTGTAAATTTTTACTTGCCCAGTTTCTCCTAGCATTGAAACTTAAACCAGCCATCCCCATCAAGTCTCTACCTTGACTTGTTTTTAATAAACCTTCAATATATAATTTACCAGCCGCTGCTGATATATACTGATTAGCTTTATTCATCGCTTGAAAACCACTAATTCTTGTTGTAAAATCTGCAAACTTGCCCATAAAAGAGCTAGAGGGTTCTAATCCAGAAACCATTTGAAAAACCGAAAGCGTACTTATTCCAGATTTTTGAACTTCTCTTCTAAAGTTTTTATCAAAAACTAATTTATGAGTGCCTTTTAATGTGTTCCAATATCCAGCCTTTACCGCTGTAGATATAAGTGTTTGAGTTACGTTTGGTATAGTAGCATAACCTAAACCAATTTTAGTACCAACTTGAAAGTCTACAATAGTTTTTAAGGCTTCTCTAGCTTTTGCGTTTCCCCAATTTTTAAGAGGGTCAACTTCTATTGTTCCTGTAAAAGAATTAAATGTTTGTTCTAATAAAGCTTTTTCTTGAAACAATATATTCTTAGCTTTTGATTGACTTAGTGGTAATGACTCTGCTAAACTATTTAAAGTTTTTAAGCGAGCATCCATAACTTCACCTTTAGCTCCAAACTTTTCAACAAAAGCTATTCTTTTAGCAACATCTGTTACGTATTTAGCAAGAACAATCCTAGCATCTCTTTCATAAAAACTATCTGGTAGCTCCATCTTTCTTGATTTTTCCAAAGCACCAACTGTAGTATAACTTTGACCATATATATCGTTTCTTAATTGAGTCCATGATTTTGCTAAAGCTTGTTCTGGTGTAAGAACTTCCCCTGTTTGTTTAGCATTTGCTAAATACTTATCTCTTAAATGGGTTAAGGCTTCCTTAGTTGTGCTGGTTAATTTAACATCTGTTTCACCTTTGTATATTTCATTTACCCTAGCAACAGAATCTTGACTTTTAGAAAGTCTTTGACCTGTAAGTTTCATATCTATGGTATCCATTTTAAAAATATCTTGACCCATAGTTTCTAAAAGTTTCTGTTTAATGTGATTAGGAAAATAATCTTTTCTAAATTCTTTAACAGGTATACCAGCTCTTTTTGCATCAATATATATATTGGTTAAAATTTCTCTTAATTTTTTAACATCTGGATGTTGTCTTGCTTTAGGGTCTCCTAATCTCCTACCTAAATCTTCTGCATAAGCTTTTGCTTGCTTTTCAGTTCTTATCGTAATGACACCTTCTCCAGTTTTAATTCTATTTAAACCAAAAATTTTGTTAAAAATACCGCCTTGAAATAAACCTCTGTCTGTAAGTTGTTGTAAATAAGTTCCTGTCAAAGCAACTCCCCTAGCATCCGCAGCATTAATTTCTTTTACAGTTTCTTTACCAAATTGAGTTCTTACTCTATTCTTTGCTTGTCTTAATAAATCAAAAGAAAGAGCTTCGCTTATTCTTCTTCTTGGAAGTAAAAACTCATCGGTACCTTCCTTTTTAAACTCTGTAAAAATCTTTTTAGTTAAAGATTCTTTTCTCATTGTATCTAATAATTTTATTTTTTCTATATTAGAAAGCTGACTATATCCAGTTTTACTTTTTGTTAAATCTACATTTGGATTAATGGATTGTATTGTCTCGCTAAATTGTTTATCAGAAATCTTTAAGTTTTTCTTTCTACCAAAAACCTCTCTTCTTCTTGCTGTTTCTAATTTTTTTACACTCTCTAAGTTTCTTCTTGTGGGTCTCCTAGCATACTGTTGCTTTACAAAAACATCTCCTTCTATAGTTACCTTAGACTCTGATACGTTTCCTTTTTTATCTCTAATGTTTCCTTCAACATAATAAGACTCAACACCTTTGTTGTCTTTTTTCTTTTTAAATTCAACATTAGTAATTTGATTACCACCTTTATCTACCCATACAGCAGACCTTTGTTGTAACTCAAATTTTTCTTTACCATATATATTTGAATATTCTTTGGCTGTAACGTAAGGATTATCAAAACCAGCCAATTCTTTTGCTTTTTTACCAATGCCTCTGCTAATCCAAAGACCGCCAATAGTTCCGGCAGCGTGAACATAATCTTTTATTTGAGGCATTTCTCCTTCTAGTGCTGGAGCTAATGTACCAAATTGAGCAGTCTCTAGTGCTTTACCAGCTACACCATAAGCTAATTTTTGAGTAGCTGTTTCTGGCTTACCTAAAGAACTAATTAATTTATTGTTTAAAGCTTTACCACTCCCAGATGTAACAAGACCTAAAATAGCACCTTTACTTGCGTCTGCTAATGTTGCAGTTAAACTTATATCGCCTGTTGTTACTTTTTGACCAAGAGCTGATTGTAAACCACTATAAAAACCAAGTCCAGTACCTCCCATAAAAGAAGATTCTACTATTTGATTATTTACACGTTTCATGGAAGTTTGAATAACCTTCTCTGCAACTGGTTTACTAACTCCATTTTTAGTTAAAATTTCTGTAGCTTTTAAACTATTTCTGCCTACTGCCTGTTCTATTGATTTTTTTATAGCTGATTTCCCAACCTTATCTCTAACACCAGCTTTTATAATATTGCCTACAGTTGTTTTTAAACCAGCTTTATAAGCTAATCCACCAACAACTCCAGTTCCATACATAGTTGCTATATCAGTAGGTGTTAAAAAAGAAATTAATGTAGAACCAATATCTTCAAGGATGCCAATATCTTCTGGATTTTTTTCATATTGACCTAAATCAAAAAAACTTTTACCGGTTGCAACATTATAAGTTAATCCTTCAATACTGTTATTATAGCCTTTTTTTACCCAATTAGGAAGCCAATCTTCTGGTATAAAGCCATAAAGGTCTTTGTCTTTTTTAGAACGCTTTACTTGATTAGTTAATTCTTCTTCTGCTTTAGGTTCGTATTTTTGTACATCTTGTGAAGATTCAAATTGACCACTTGTTTTATCACTATAGAATTGTAAAGCATCCTCAGAATAAGGGTCATAAGCATTTTGATTTTGAACAGCACTATCTAGCTGATTATTATAAACATCGTATATGTTATACTGCTTAGACATTTACAATTTACTTTTTAGGTTTTGCAGTTGAAAATTTCCTAAGCATATTTTTTATTTCTACTATTGTAAGATTAGGAAAAAACCTTTCTCGTAATCTGGAATATATCCTATCTGTAAAAACAGCATCTTTAAAATCACCTGTTTCTGGATTAATATAACTTCCAATTTCTGATTTAATCCTTGATTCTAAATCTTTCATTCTACCTTCTATTTGTCTTTGAGCTCGTGAGCGTTTTCTTTCATCAAATGAATCTCCAGATGATTGAGGTAAAATTCTATTAGACAAATCTATGTAATTCTTTAAATTTTCTCCTAAAGCTTTAGAAGCATATCTTCTTGCAGAACCAGTTTTTGTACCAGATTTAGCAATATCAGACAATTCGTATGTGTTTTGTGATACCAATTCTTGCGGAAACATTGTAGATATATCAATGTCTGCTTTATAAGCATCTGGGTCTCTATCAACCATTTCTGAACGAGTGCCAGCAGAAACAGGACTAAGCATAATAGGAACATCTTTATCCTCAACAACTTTTTGTTCTTGCTGTTTGTTATCAGCAAGTTGTTCTACATTGTCTTTTACTTCTGTTGGTATACCATCTTCTTCGTTGTTGCTTTGAATAGTAACAACTTGTTCTCTATCATCTGGTAAATTATTAAATTCTTTTATTGCTTCAAAAAATTCTTTATCTTGGATAATGCCATCTTTAACTCTTATTATATTATCGTCCTCTGGTTCTACAAGAGCACCTAATATTTTTAAACCAGTATCGGGATTGTTTAATCCCTGTTGTATTTCATCAGATGAAAAAGTTTCGTTAACACTTACTTCATTATCTATGTTTGTTGAAGCATCAACTCTGGTTTGAGGTTCTTTAGGTTCTTCAAGAGTACCAACTTTACTTACATTTAATTCTGGATATATAAGATTGTTTTGCTTGTAAAAACTATTATATCTAGCGTTTTCTCTACTATACTGTTGTAGTGCAGCTTTGAATGCACTTACATTTTTATTATAATTACCTATCCATTGTTCTTCCTTGTTAGATGATTCTGCTGGCAATTCAATGCCTTCAAATACAATTTTTGAAACATCTGTTGTTCCCGAATAAGGTTTCATTGAAAAATTAAGTGAGCCATCTTGATTTTGCGTAATGTCAGCATATTGAAGAACTCTTCTTTCTAATGCTTGTGTAGCATTATATGCGTTTTTTAGATTTGATTTTTGTGAATCAAGTTTGTATTTTAAATTATCTGGTATATCGTCATCACGAAATGGTTTCCCAGCTTTTTGTTCTGCAAACTTTACATCATTTGTAACTGTTCTTAAATTATTTTCTACTTCTTTTTTTAAAGCTTTATCTGTTATTGAGTTTGACAAAGTTTTAAGTTTGTCTCTTAATCCTACTATGCTGTCGTAATTTGAAAACTTGTCTCTTAAATTCATTTCAGAATAACTTTGGTAATCATCTCTTAATTTTTGATATGTACCATAAGCTTTATCACTTTCTTTATAAGCATCACCTATTGCATCAATATTTAATCCAGAATACTCTGGGTTACTTTCAATTAAGTTTTTATAAGCTGCGTGCCGTTGTCCAAAAGGAATTTCTTTAATTAAGTTTATTGTACTATCTAAATTACTTTTTGCCTTTGTAAACTCAAATTGATTTTGTCTAAACTCATTGTTTTTTCTTTGCTGTTCTAATTGATTTTTATATTGAGTTTGTTGAAACTGTCTGTTTTTATCACGTTCATCCCTAGCATCTTTCAACTGTTGTTGCTGTAAATAGTATTGCGGTAGCTTATCTAAAAAATCAGCTAATGTTGTACTGTAACCAGAATCTAATATACTTTTTACTCTTCCATTTGCCATTTATATATCCCTATGGTTTGTCTATTGACTCATCACTACCAGAGCTTTGTTCTATGTATGAATTAGTTTCCGGACTCCAAGTGTAATAAGTTAATCCACTTCCAGTATTAACTACTATACTGTCACCAACATTACTAGAAGGTACTGTGTTGTAAACAGTTCCTCCTTGTTGTGTTTGATTTTGTTCATTTGTATTTACCCATTCACCATTTATCCAACTGTATTGCTGACCATCTCCACCTGTAGCAGTTTCACCGGGAGTTGTTCCAGCAAAAATTGGTGGTTTTTGTCCTTCCGCTGCACCTTGATTAAGACCTACATTTTCAGATGAAAAAGCATAATCATCTTCATCTAAAGCAAACACATCTGAAGCAATCATATCTCTATTTCTTTGGTTAATATTAAAAATATCTTGTTGTAATCCAAGATAAGCTTGGTCTCTATCTAATCCTATCCCTCTAGTAGTTGCTGCAAAATCATCCATTAAAGAACCTCTAATATTTTGTGCTGTTCTAGCGGTATCTCCAGAAGAAGCAAATCCTCTGGAACCAGCAGCTATTGGACTTGAAACCATGTCTTGCAAAGAACTTTGACCAGCTCTTAACGCTTCATCTTGAGCTAAGTCTAATCCTTCTTGTCTAAATCTAAAACCTTGTATAGCTAAATCTTGAGCGGTAGGGTCTATGGTAGATATTTCTCTTCTAGCTTCTGGACTTAAAATATCTACTTCAAGTTCATCAAGAACATCTTGTTGAGTTAAATAAGAAAATGGGTCAAGGTCTACATCGCTATGATAACCACCATGCTCATAACTTTTTAAATTAAAATCTAATAAAGTATTTGGCATTTTATTGATTACCTAGCATTGATAAAACATTGTTTTGAGGAAATAAATTTTGTTTCATTTTACTTCTTGAGTCTTTTAATAAATCTTGAAAATAATTTGCTTGAGGTAATCCTAAAGATTCTCTTCCTTCTGGACTACTTAATCTTAACAGCTCTGTATTATAAACTAAATCTTCAAATTCATCTGCAAAATTAAAATTATTTACAGGTTGGTCTGGCAATATGTTTGCATCAAATATTGCTTGCCCTAAATCACCACTTGAATAAGCACCTTCTGGAGCCGAAGCAAGAAATTGTGCTTCTGCTGAATCAAAAACAGGAGACTGTATAGCCTCTGAAACAGAGCCATAATCAGATAAACGAGTAACTGGCATATCGGGTAAAAGCGGTTGATTAAAGCCAGACTGTACTGGATTTACACCAGAGGTTAAATCTCCAACTCCACTTACATCTAATACTGAGCCCGCATTACTAGCGGTATCTAGTCCAGTATCCATAGCAAAAGATTGAGCATAAGAAGGTATTAATGCTGCACCAGTAGCACCTTTATCAGTTAATCCTTGACCAAATCTTGCAGCTTTTCCAGACAAACCACCACCTTTACTCATGCCGGCTGTTATAGCAGACATTAAACCTTGTAGTGCAGAATCTCTAGCAAAAGAACCTGTAAAATCATCTTGTGCTGACGCCTGTCTATCTAACCCCGCTTCTCCTAAAAACTCACTACCACCATATCTCATCTCCTCATCAATATCAACATCATCGCCATAACCAAGTTTTTTACCACCAAAAGCACCTAGTCCGGTTCCTAAACCAGCTATGAGTGGTAGTGCCAATCCTCCTGTGCTAACACCTAAAGCACCCGCTATTGCAGATGCTAATAAACCACCCGCTAAACCACCAGCAGAACCAAAAAGTTTTGACCTACCAGCTTTTTTATTTGCCTCATCTAGTTGCTCTTGTGCATATTGAGCAGCCTCTCTTCGACTTCTTAACCTTCTTAATTGAGCTAAAGCTGGAGATACTCTTCCGCCTTCTTGATAAGGCACAGGTTTAAATGTTCTTCCTAACAATGTATTCATAATATCTCCTTTAAATATACTAAACTATACATAATATCTTTTAACGTTTTTTTAATCCTATATAACCGCCATAAAGTTCATCATCTGTAGCAGTTGGTGCCCAATATATAATTAAATGTTGTGTTGAAGAAGAAGTAAAATTAATAGAAACTTCTCCTCCTATTGTGCCTGTGCCAAGAGAGGCAGTTGTTGCACTATCAATACTACCTTTATAAGCAGCTACTGAGTTGTTTGTGTCGCTACCATAAAGATAAAACGAAATAGCTGTGTGCCCTCTTGGTATTTCATAACTTGCATAAGCTTCAAGGTCTGCGTTATTAGCAACAATACTACCACCATTGTCAACGACCTGTAACATTCTTGCTGAATCATCATTACCTAAAAAGTCAGTTGGAAATATTTTAATTTGATTATATCCTTGATAAAAATTTTTATTAACAGTTAGGTTTCCAGAAACAATTAAATCTTTTTCAACATATTGGTCTCCATTAGCAGACATAAAAGATTTCCAAAGTTTACCAAATTTTTTTTTATACAAAGCTAATTGTCCATTTGGTTTTCTTTCTATTGCAGTTTGACCATCAACCATTGAATTTATTGAAGGCTTACCAGAATATTCTAATGAACTTTGTTTTGTGTTTATTAGTGTTCTTACTATTCTATTTTCCGGCATTAAGAAACCTTTTTTGTTCGTAATATTCTATACTCAATACTCATATCGTTTATTTCATATATGCCAGCACTAGGATGTTCAAATTTTATTTGTAAACTTTGACAAGAAATAACAGAAGAAGGTGTAAGTGTTACTACATCCCATTTATTAGATGTGTTTGCAAAGTTACCTGTAAATGTTCCTCCACCATCACCGCTAAAATTTTGTTTACCATCAACAGAAAACTTAAAAGGTGTAGTTTGAGCACCATTAGATTTATAAGTTACATAAATAGCATAAACTTTTTTAACTAAACCCGGACTTCCAAAATCAATATCTTTTGTAACAAACTCTTGATTGTCTTGCGATGTTAATACAGGTATGTATTTATAAAACTCTACATCAGAACCATTGTCAAGACCTATTGTTAAATTATTATTCCAATCACTTATAAAATTAGTATATAAAGAACTTTCTGTAAATAAGTTATCATTAAATACCCAAGAGCGATTATCAAAATCATATATCCAAGCTTGATTAGAATTAATACTTGCGTTCTTAGGACTTCTAAACATAATCAAAGAATTGTTCGTAGCATCATAACCAATCTGAACATCTTTTTGTACGGCAGAGCCTCTAAACCAAGTAGACCAACTAACATTAGATTCTTGATAAGAAGCTTCTGATACAGCCATTTTTCTTTCTGTTAAATTTTTTGTTGATTGACCATCATATAAATAACATCCATTATCAGAAACCCAAGCTATTCCATATTTTGTTTTTGTAACACTATATGGATATTCAACTCCATAATATTTTATTGTATCTTCTAAATACCAGTTAGAAACACTAGGACTGGTAATATTAATTACATGGACTAAATTGTTTTTAAAAGCAAGCAATCTATCTGCATAAGATTCTAATGCAGTATATTCTCCATAATCACCAGATGATACATCTATATAGTTAAAGTTTAAAAAAGTATCAAACTTGTTTATTTCACTATACATAATCCTGTCACCATACTTTACAACATCTCCAGATTGACCTTTTAATCTAACATTTGCTATAAAAGTTCTTCTATTAGCAACAACAGAAGATTGATAACCTTCATTAATACCACCTATTGATATAAAATCTACATCTGGAGAAAAACCATTTATTGACGTATAGGTATCTAAATTAGGACTTATCGCATTTCCGGCTGCATCTCCTATAACAGCATATCCTTTACCATCTTGATATACCCAAGGTTTATGGTCTCCATCAAGCGTTGTTCTTACCCCCTTAACTATATCTATATCTGCTAACAAAATTAAATCATCATTAGTCTCTGCTTTTCTAGTATATATTCTTCCACCACTTACTCTTGCATTGTAAGCTAAATCAGCATAAACAGAAACTCGCATTGATTTATCTATTTGAGCTGTAAAATCTAAGGTGTATCTTGCAATAGTTGACCCTCCATCACCTATAGGAACAGGTAAAGACTCTTGAACTCCATCATAAATAAATGTTTGATAAAACTCGTATGTTTCAGATGCCCAAGTTCCAGAATCAGTACCAGAGGTAACTGCTAAATTCCATCCAACACCTCGTTCCAAAATATTTCCATCATGGTTGCTATATGACAATGCACTATTTAAACGACCATAATCTCTTTGATATGTAACCGCACTACCTGTACCATCTGATTCTTTTTTGCAAAATAAAAATTCTGTTGGGGAGGAACCTAAAGCAGTATCTATTGATATAACTTCTCCTACAGTTGCTTGGTCATTAGCAAGTTCATCTGCTGTTGTTTCAAATATAAAACTATTTGTTGTTGCGTTATGTGCCCCTTGAAGTCTTAATCCTGTTAAAGAACCACTTACATCTGCTTTCTTTTGAATAGCAACACCTCTGTTGTTTTGATAATAATTTGCTGCTGTTGCAATCGTATGATTAGCACCTCCAAAGCTATAGCTAAAAGCACCAGCCATTTTGGGTGGATTTAAATTATTAGGGTGTTCTTGCCATTCTGCAAAAGATAATGCAGAAGATAGTTGAAATTGTTTTCTTTGTATAAAACCAAACCATTTTGTTCTGTGTTTATTAGAATTGTTTGTATTGCAAGTTCTTAACGCTTCGTCTACAAAATGATATATGTATCTAGCATTATCACCTGTTAAAGTAGGATTTATTGCACTTGCTGTCCATCT